AAATATTCGTAATTCAGGATCTGCTCCGGCGAGATTTAATCGTAAACCAAATTATGTGAAAGGATGATATGAAGTTAAAACAAGTAGTAAAGTCAAGGCGCAATTGGGTCATTTTAGGATTAGCGTTAGCTCAAATATTTGGAATTCAAATTCCAGATGTTATTTCTAATTCAATACATACTATTATTTAATTATTAATTATATTTTATTTATTTAATTATATTATTTATATTTATTATTTATAATGCGTAAGCGTATTATATTTAAAGATCATAAACCTTCCTTTCCGCTTACTCATAGCGGAAGATTTATTACCTCTGATAGAAAAGGAATACCATTCTATTTATTTAAAAAGCGTGCCTTAGTACCTCTAAGGCATGCTACGCGGCTCCGCACGCGAAAGTCCAATTTAGTTAAGTCAGTAGATGATCCAGAATCTCCGTTTTATGGGATTACTTCATCAGATCTCGGATCTTATTCTAAAGTATTTAGGTTAAAGAATTATTTATTAGGTAGGGCAAACAGTCTCATCAAGTATTATCATTTAACATTTGATGGTATTGAAGTTGTTAATTTTACTATGTATAATAATTTATTAATGGAAGTTGATTTAATTAGGCGTTGGGCTTACCGACTTGATAGTAATAGCGTTGTTTCACACAAGGGCTATGCCCTGTGTTTTCAGTTTTCTAAAAGTTTTCCAAAAAGTTTTGAGGATCATGCGACTCGATTGTTCGGCTACTATAAGAAGCCACCAAAGAAGATATATGATGAATCGTCTTTAGAAAGTCAGTATTTAAAGTATATGTCTAAAAATTCAAAGTTGGGACGAAAGGCAGAATTGCTAGCCCGTTTATCTATGGAATGTAAAGATAAACAAGACTGGTTTTATGTATTCAATTCGTTGACAGTTAGACCCGGCGCGGAAGAATTAGTATTTTCAAGGGGCGCTAAAGTATGGTCAAATTATATATTGAAGTGTGATCGATTATTCGGTCAGGCGGCATATGGAACAGTAAGAGAATCACTAAAAGAGAGGAAAAAGGGTAATGAGTTTCATACTTATTTTGCTGTGGTTGAGCGTGGTTCTAAGCATGGTAGACTCCATATTCATGTCCTCCATGTATTTAAGACTTTGCCCCAGAGCTTCTCAGATCCAAATTACGGGATTTTTCGCGCGCCAATTAATCGTGAGATCAATTGTCTTAAGTCTATTTGGTTACATGGTTTCTCAAGTCCGATAGCAGTAAGATTCAATTCAAATGATGCGTATGCTAAAAAAGGATGGCGATGGCCGGTCAGGGACATAGAAGGTAAATTAATTCCTTGCAAGGTATCAGTTCCAGATGCTATAATTTTTTATATCGGTAAGTATCTAAACAAGTCCTATTCATCTGAGGGGGAAACGTGGACGAACTCGATAACAAAAACCAAGGCAACACTTTGGAGAACAAGACTCAGCCGAAACTTGGGGAGAAAAATACCCCAAACAATGGTCAACCAAATGAGCAAATTCGAGTGCAAGGTGATAATCTCGGAAAAGTATCTCCCATTACAGAACGAGGTCAGGATGCCCAAGATGATGATGAGGAAGATGATATTGAACCGCTACCTGAAGGGGTTGATCCGTTTGGCAACGGTCTCCCTTACACGTTATCACCTCGCTTACGGCTCAGTAAAGACACCGTTAGAGCGTTTAAGAAATATGATCGCTATTCACCTGCACCCCAAGAAGCCGAATTTTGGAACTATGAAGATAAAGAATACCTTGAGGATGGTCGCTTTTAAGAGGATATATGAAAGACATAAAAATTATTTCCAAACGTTTGGCGCTTCCCCGTATGGAATCCGTGGAGCAAACCTGCAACAATATTGATAGGCGTTATGGTTTTACGTTTCTGATATGTTTAATGTCACATTTGATAGGTCAATTTAATTCATGTAATATAGAAAAGGATCGCGAGCATTTGCGGATAGCTATCGAGCGTGTTTTAAAGTCTATAGAAGGATTTGTAGGATCTTTGCCAGAAACAGAAAAAGAATGTTCATTTACGCCAGACATGGTATACAATTACGTTACTAGGATAGCGGTGTATGTATCTAAGCATCGTGATTCAGAGATGAGTTTTTTTGAAGATTTCGATTTCGTGCATGAGGTAGTCAAAATAAACCGTAGGGTAAAATCCCTAATTAGAAAGACACAATAAATGTCACTTTCGTATAATGTCGCTACCGCCGCCATGAAAATGATAGGTCATTCAGGATTCCTCGGTCAATTAGATGCGCTCGGTATTTCAATGGCAGATTTTAAGAAGTTTACAGGCGATGCACCATGGACATCATCGGATCGTCATAGAATGACAGGTATGCTTCACGCGCTTATTACCGGAACGGTAGACGCGTTGGGATTGCCGAGATTTATGGTTACCGCTGAACATATGGCGGCTGGAATAGCCGTTTTTGTGGCTCCTGTTAATATTCATACAGCATGTATATATGCACCGAGTACAGGTGAAGCGGAAAAGATGGCAAGAGGAGCAGAAGTAAAGCCAGTTAAGCCGGAGCAAATAGCCGCTTTAGTCGGCTCATTGTGGGAATCGCAAGATAGAAGCGATGCTAGATGTTTATTTGAAAAAAGAGTTGGAATAGAAATTAAAAAAGTAGAAGGAATGGTCACCGGAGGATCAAAAAATGGGTAGAACATACAATTATACGTCAAGAAAAACAAAGCGCCGTGGTATCAAAATTGATCACATTGGCGGTTATCGCGCTTAAAGAAGGAAAATATTATGAAAAATGGTGTTAAACAAGCAGTTGTTAAAGGTATTGATCGAGTTCCGTATGATTTGAGCTCATGGTCTATGACGTGCGGAGCGATTGGTTCGCTTCAAACAATTAAAGCGTTGCCAGTAATAGCAGGAGATTCCATTGATATTGATTTGAAGTCAGTATTCCGGTTATCTCCTTTGAATCGTAATTTATATCTTGATGCACATGTCGATTTGTTTGCGTTTTATGTACCGCATCGGCATGTTTATGGATCTAATTGGCAGACATTTATGACATCAGGTCAGGATGAATCAGTCACGCTTGGAACTGATACTCTAGCGGCAGGTGTTCGTTTGAATTGTGTCGGTTTGAATGTGGATATTGCGGCTACGCTCCCTCGTTGGGTTACTCGCCCATATATTCAGATCTGGAATCGTTATTTTAGAGATCCGTCAGATACGGCAGGCATTCTAGCTGAAGATTATTTTACTACAATTGGAGATAATGATGTTTCGCTGTATGGTATTCCATGCTGTCATTTGAAGTCACTTTCTACTGCTACGGTTAATCCTACGCTAACGTCTGCAGACTATCGATTGGCATTGGATAGTGGTGAAGTCAATTTGCTACAATTAGCGGCGTTAAAAGGTCGTTTACAAGGAGAGCAAGCACGTGATTACTTCTCGACAACTCGATATGCGGATATCATTAAGCATTTGTATGGATCGCTTGTTAATACAGATGCAGATCAAAGACCGACGCTACTTGCGCGTTCGCGTCAATGGTTGTCAGGATATGACGTTGACGGAACTGCGGATGCGAATCTTGGCAATTTTGGTGGAAAAGCTCAAGCTCTCTGCTCATTACGTGTTCCTAGTAGATTCATGCCTGAACACGGTACTATTCTCATACAGGCACTTGTTAGGTTCCCATACGTCCATGGCTACGAAACACATTACCTATCAAGAAAGTCAGAACCGACATACCTTGAAATTGCAGGCGACCCTGAAGCCATTATGCGTCAAGCACCGATCACATTGAACGAAACAGATTGCTTTACAAATTCATCTTCGGTGAATTTGGGAGATATTCCTTATGCACAATGGTATCGGAGAGATCCTTCGTTTGTGCATCGTAAATATCTAGATGTGGAAGGACATCCGTTTTTGGAGTACATGCCTACTACACGTGTTGATGGATTGTATATTTCGTCAACTCGTTATGACGAAGTGTTTAAGAATCAAGCACTTAAACATTGGAATAGCCAGTCTAAACTGACTATCACCGCTAAGAGATATGTTCCTACTCCTCTTACGTCTGTATTTGCAGGTGCAAATTCGTAATGAACGGAATGTATTTTTGTAATAGGTGCTTTAAATATTCGATAAAAAAATGCAAATGTAAAATAATTGGAGATCTATAATGATTAAGCCAGATGTTGTTGGATCAAAAGCGATGTTCTTTAATCCGGGTGTTAGTACGTTTACTGCCGCAGAATTGGCATTAATTGATGGATCGAGGGATTCAGCGGCATCTAATTACTTGCCTTATGCACATTCTGCGACTGTAAGGACAGACTACGATTCACGTAGATTTTGTATAGATGCGGAAGCAATAGCGGCAGATACGAGGGTATCATTTGGATTATTTCTGACGCCTGAGAACGAAAAAGGAAATATGATGTTTCAGGTTTCAGGACAATGTAGAATTTATACTCCTGTAGATAATGGAGGTATTATTCCAAGTTTCTTTTTTGGACGTAAAGCAACAAATAATACTGTTGTTAGTTCAAAGGCAGGAGCTAATAATGCATTGGCGGTACTTACATTGTTGCCACCTACGGCTGTATCGACAAGAGGATCATATGTCGATGAAGTGAATTCTATAGATTATGCTATTGAAACTACAGTTCTGGCAGAAAATGATTATACTAATTATCCTTATGTGTGGTGTTTTGGTGTCGCATTGGATAATGCGGATAATTCAGACATTACAGTTAGGGCAGATTGTTCGTTAGCTGTACGTAAGCATGGAAAATCATTTCCTGTCTATTTGCCTGCAGGTGTTTAATGTTAGGTGGATTATTAGCTACGGCAGGAAGTTCTCTATTATCAAGTCTCATAAAAAGAGGTACAGAGACAGCATCTGATTCTATTATGAATAAGATAGAGGGAGTTCCTACACCTCCCGATCCTATGTCTATGGGTGAAACAGGGGCTCAATATAATCAGTTCTTAAACAATGCTTATCCAGGTACTAACTCATGGGATCGTTTAGGAGCGTCAAGTCCTATAGGTTCTTTAGGCGCTGCAGAGATAAGTTCAAGATCACAACAAATAATGCAGGAGAAAGAATTGCAGACGCGAGAACGTATAGCGGATAAGTCTAATATCGCGTCTGTAGTTGCCGCGGCATCTCCACAAGGTGCAATTGGTCAAGAATCTGCTGTAAAAACATTAATGGGACAGGGATTATTTACCGGATCAGATTATGATACTACAGTAAAACAAGGACGAGATATTCTACCTGCAAGGATGGCTCATGAAAGAGCATCAGCACGTCATCAGGCATATCAGGCAAGAAAAGTTCATGCCGAAGGTACTCGTTCAAGAGCGTCAGCGAAATTTGCTCAAGCCGATGCACAAGTAGCGTCTACTATGGGTGCAAGTAAAATGCTACAGACTCCCGGATTTTATTTAGGGACAACTGCAAAAAATGCTTTATTGGCAGGTCAAAAAGTATATGATTCATCAAAAAATTTATACAAGTTATATGGACGCACATTGTCAAATATTCGTAATTCAGGATCTGCTCCGGCGAGATTTAATCGTAAACCAAATTATGTGAAAGGATGATATGAAGTTAAAACAAGTAGTAAAGTCAAGGCGCAATTGGGTCATTTTAGGATT